GATCTTCTCATTCTCAAACTCAAGAAATTACTTGAAACTATTCCATATGGCAAGAGTAAACTTGCGTCTTATGTTGCCGCTCTTTGGTTACTCAAAGAAGAAAAGAGATTGTCTGTAGACAATCTGCAAGAAGAATTTGAGTTGATGGTTATCAAAGAAAAATTACTATCAGAAGAAACTCTGAAAGAATATACAATCATTCCTCGTAAAGATTTTTTCGATGAAGAAGATTATGATAATTACTTTAAAAGAATTGATTCACAAAAAAGTAAATATAAAAAAGTATCGACACCAATAAGTGATGTGTTTGATGTTGGTCATTCACACACTGGTGTATATCATGACTATGCTTTATTTGATAAGAAGACTGGCAAAGCAGTTGGTTTGTTTGGATTAGATGAGAAACCAATAAAACAGGATGTTGTCAAGTCTGGCGTTGATGTAGTGATTCCGCACTTGATGCTGAATAAAGAATATCAAAGTAAAGGTATAGGAAAAAAAATCTATCGTAGTTTTTTAGAAACTGGCAAGTTTGTTTATGCTACAAAAGAGCATACGAGAGAGGCTAAAATTCTATGGGATAGTATTGCTAAACTTCCAGGTATGGCAACTCAGACTGTCGATGATTATCGTTTCTTAGGAACTAAAAGTAGTTTTGTAAATCTAAGCGAAGATGCTCCAGCAAATGCAGTCAGTGGTGGAGGAGTTGCTGGTCTAGATGACAATCCTCCAGTTGGCAAGAAAGCACAAAAGAAATATACTACTGGTCGCTTTGCGAACAATGATGTATTCATTGTAGATAACGAGACATACACTAAAGCAAGACTTGGTAAAAAGAAATTTGTCAAATACGAAAAGTATGTTGGCAACGATGAGATTGGTAGTGCCATTCGTGAGTATGGTCGTAAGTATCCAAAGAAGCCAA